CAGACTTCATAACAACTAAAATCTCTTGATGGTTATATTGTTGTAAACCTACTAAAAAATTAGGAGTTTCGCCTATAAATTTTAGAACTGTTTTTGTTCCGTCTAAAGATAATCTTAATGTATCTTGACTAGTTTCTTCTACTTGAGAAAAATCAATAGTTGCTACATTTGCCATATCATAAATTACATATATCATATTCTTATCTTTTAAGGTACATCGGTTGTTATATCACCTGAAGCCATATTAGTCATAGTTCCATCATTACTATTAGAACTATAATCTTCTATTGTAGGGTAAACTGAAGCCCCTGCTGTATCTCCATTTCTCCAATATCCTATCAATCCTGTGTGTGATGTTAAATCTGTTGGTGTTCCGCTATTGTAAATATCTGTTACTTGAGAAGATGATAATTCAATGTCAAATAAAGCAACCTCGTCCACATCACCTTCTAAATAAAATGAGTTCATTTCAGAAGAAGCCATTCTTAAATCAGCACTTGTATTTTCCATTGCTGTATAACTTCCGCTTGACCCTTTGGTTTGTGATGGTGCAGAGCCGTCTGCATAAATCGTTATCCCATCCTTGTCCTCACTACCATCATAAGTAAAAACAAAATTAACCCAACTTCCTGTGCTAAGTACAGCATCTATTTGACTTTGAATATGGCCTCCTGTACTGTCATCATACAACCTACATCTTAATTTTCTATTTGAGCCTGTAAGTATATGATATTCTTTAGCAGAAGAACTTGCCTTTGCAAAAAATCCCTGAGATGCTGCACCACTTAATTTAACCCACATTGATACGCTAAAAGCACTATCTGTTGAACCATCGCCAAATGAAAAATCGTTACTATCCCCTAAGTTTACATAATCATCAACACCGTCAAAGTCTAAAGAATATACATTCTTATACCCACCACTAGGTGAATTAGAACCCCCTAGCATTTGTCCTAGTTTTAGAATTTTCATTATATAACTTCCTCGTAGTAACAAATAGCTAAACCACTAGTCAAAGTGATAGCCGTGCATTGAAGAAATAAAGTCGTTCCTGCAGGAATAGTCGTATGAAGACTTGCTGCTGCTGACCCTGTTCCTGTTTGAATATTAGATGCAGCTATTGAAGCGATTACACTTTCAGTAACGAAGTGAATTGCATAATAGTCTTTACTTGTCATTGCTGTTGTAGTTATTACATCACATCTATGCTTTCCTAGTTGCTCAGTTAATAATTGTTGTACATTTTCTATTGCCATTTTTTTTTATTTTATTGTCCGTAATATATATAATTAGTTCCACTTGGCTCTTGCCTTTGAGTGTATTGAACTTGTTGCGTTCCGTCTTTTTCTGCTACATACATTTTGCCCTTTGTAACTAATCCCTGAACTACTCCCTTAGTATCTGCTGCAGGACTTAAAACATCATCTTCAGTTACAGGTGCATTACCACTATTAATTGTTACTGTTCCTACCCAACTAACCTCATAAACTTCATATTTCCAATATCCTGCAGGAAATAGTTTTGTTCTGCCTACATAAACACTAGGGGTAGTTGAATAGTTCATGTCTATTTTAGTATATCTGTCATAAATCTTTTCAGCAACACCATAAGCGTATTGAACAGACTTATCTAAGTCATTAGTAAACTTAACTAAGTGCCTTATCTGAGTAGAAGCTACAGCAGTATTTATACGATTATCCTCAGTTTGTACATATATATTAAAGGAACTTTCTGTTATTGCTTGTATCATAGTTAGTTTGTCTGTTATATAATAGAAATAAGTTGAATTTATTTGTATTGAGTTAGTAATAAAAAGAAAAAGGTGAGCCTAAGCCCACCCTAATCAAGAAATATATAAGAAAACTAATTAAGATGTTGTAACTGAAACATTAGTAAATGCTCCATTGTCAAATGGATTAGTTGTGTAGTCTGCTACCATTGCAAATGGCTCAGGCTCTAAGCCGTCAAATGTAAGAGTGTAACCGTTTCTGTCTCCGAAAGCAGCACCACTATCTATAGTACCTGCATTAAGCTCCATTCCGTTTGTTACTCCTAGTCCTACTATTACATTATGTCCGTTAGTTAGAGTTGCGTTTAATTCTGCAAAAATAACCAATTTAGTTTGACCTAATAATTTAATTTGGTTTTGGTCTTCTTTTGTAAGTCTGTTAAGAACTACATTTACAGTTGGTGTGTAGAAAATAGTTCCGTTTTCTCTACTACCTGTAATTGTTTCTGTAATACTTGCAACACCAAGTGGAGTAGTATATCTAAATAAACCACTACCTGTTCCTGCAACCATTTCAATATCAGTAATTTCTCCTGATGCTTGAACTATCCCTGTTCCATCAATAGGGTCTACAAATTTATCATAAACTCCGAAATAAATATTTTTTACTCCTCCACTGATTCTATTACAGTCAAGTCCCCTTCCCTTAGATATGAGCGTACATGCCATGTTATTTTATGTTTTAGGTTAAGGGAGGAAGGGTTTTACCCCCTCCTTCCGTATTATTTATTTTATTATGATTGTCTTACGATATCAGCTCCAACTCCTGTCTGAACACCTGCAGAGTAACGAGCAACTAATCTCATGTTGTCAGAACCATCTAAAGCAGCCATGTCCATCAAAGTGATTCTTGTAGCGTCGCTTAAAAGGTCAGTTCCAAAGAATAAGTTAGATTTCTCTGCTGCTACTAATTCGTTGTCATTCATTCCATTACAAACAGCGATTTTGTACCCTTCAAATACAGGTGCATAATCTCCATTCATGTTGTAAGCATTTACATATCCTAAAGTAGATACTGCTGATACATATAAAGCGTAAGTCTTAGGACTCATGTAGATATGTAAGTCATCTTTTCTCAATACTGCAGAAATATTAGCAGCCATATCAGCTGTTAAAGATTGTAAGTTAGCAATGATATTAGCAGCAGTGTATGCTCCTGAAGCTGCATCTTGATTAACTGTACCATCAACTCCCGGTAATAAAAGTCCTGTTACAGCTCCTAAGAAACCATTGAATTTCCCTGCTACAGCAGTTCCTGCCCAAATACTTTCTTCTGTTGCTTGTGCTATGATTTCACCCATGTAAGAAATTACATAGTCATCAAAAGATACAGGTGGTGGTGCTCCTGCTCCTGCTCTCATTTGTAATGCTTCCCATGAGTCAAGTAATGTAGACTTGCATAAGTCAAGATTAATTTGTAGATTTTTAGGTTCTAATACTTTCTCAGTAAGTGCTAAAGTACCTGCGTCAGTAAAGTCGCAAGTTGCATCTGCAACAAGTCCTGAACCTGCCATTCTTTGAATATTAGACTTATACTTGATGTTTTCAATCATAGTTAAGTAGTCTAATGAGTTTGCTTGCTTTAAAGCTGCTGAGATGTAGAATCCTGCTGCTTTTCCTGCAAAGTTTGATGTTGTAGTAAACGCCATTTTTTTTTGTTTTTAAGTTATTATATTATTTATTTAAATCGTGTAAGAATTTTTCTCTTCTTGTCATTTTGTTATATTCTGTTCTAGATACAGGTTTTCTGTCAGAACTGAATTTGTTTGTATCTAAAGGAGCTGATGCAGGTTGTGCTGCTAACTCAGTCTTTAGTTTTTCGTTTTCTTCTTTTAGCTTAGCCAATTCATCTTCTGCTGAAAACTCAACTACTTCTGTAGTTTTAATAGACTTAGGATTTGTAGTAGGCTCAACAACTTCTTCAACAACTTCTTCAGCCATTTCTTCAACCTCTGTGTCACCTTCTCCTAATCTTTCTTTAATATCAGCAATTGCATCCATTAAATTATCAACCTTATCTTTCATTTCTTCGTAAGACTTAGCCCAATCTGCTTTTTCAGCGTCAGTTTCAGGAAATGCAAATTCAACAGCTTCTGCCATTTCTTCTTTTTCATCATCATATCCTGCTTCAACTTCTTCTTCTGTATCTTCTTCTTCTGTTTCAGACTCAATTACTTCAGCAACAATACCTTCTTCCTCAACTCTGAAAGATACGCCTGTGTCAGTCTTGTAAGTTCCAACAGGTAATAAAATTGTAGTTCCGTCTTCAGTTAATACTGAGATGTCCACACCTGATTCTAATTCCTCAGCAGTAGAAACAAAAATTGTTCCATCTTCTGATTTTGCTTGCCACTCTAACTTAATTGTTTCTTCTTTGTTAAGACCTAGAGCTACTAAGATTTGTTCTTTAATGTCCATAATTTCTTTTTGATTTTATTAGTGTTTGTAATATATAATAGATAAACTATTACTTTGTTTGATTTTCGTTTATTATTTCATTTAAAGCAGATAAGATTTCTTCAGTTGTAGGTGTTTTTTCTGACATCTGTTCCATCTTGTCCGTAAAGTAGCCCTCAATTGATAACCCTTTTAATTCTCCGTCTTTGATTTTATTCCAAAGCTCATCATTCTCTATCTTCATTTTTACAAACCAAGTGCCATTAGGTAAGTCGTAGCCGTATAACTTAGACTTATCCATATCACCTTCCTTAATCCAACTTTCAACTGTTAGAACACCTGATACTCTATCCTGATGTTGGTAGGTTGCTTTGTGATGATTGTTATGTTTTAAATACAATTCAGATGCTTTCCTAACTGTATCAGGACTAAAGTAAACATAGTAGTCTGAATCCGTATTAGGATTATGTCTGAATATTTGCTTATTAGGAATAAGTGCAGGACTAACTAACATCCTTTTCTCTTCATCAACTTTAGCAAATGTTAAGTTATTCTTTTCTTTCCCAAAGTAAACAAAGTCCTGTTCTATTGCAGGTGATGTTACTAGACTGATAGCGTCTATTGCAAGTTCTTGACTATCGTCTGAAATTACAAGTTCTACAATAGATGTAGTCTTTTGGTAGTAGTCTTTATTGGCTTCTTCACATTCAGCAATTGAGTCATATTGACAATCTCCTGTCTTTCCCCATTTTACTTTTCCGTTTTCGCATTCTTCGCAAGGCATAGTATATAATATATTTAGTTAATTTTTATTTGATTTTAGATTGTAGCTCTTCTTCTAATATTGGCTAGTTGGTTTTGGCTGTTAGTCATTTCATCCGTAACTACATAAGCTCTCATGGCTTCAGGTGCTACTCCTCCTGATAATTCAAAAGCTCCTGACATCATTTGAGGTGCAGGTGTTGCAGGTGCTGAAATACCTCCTCCTCCTCCACTACTACCTGCTACAGGTGTACTATAAATCTTAGCCACATTTGCTAAACCTGCTGCAATAATTGCTGCTGCGTTTATATACCCTAATGGTGTTCCTGCTCCTGCTGCTAAAGCTTTTGTAGCACCTGCGTAAGTATCTATAATAGCACCTGCTGCTGCTAATTCTTTATTCTCTCCTGCTAAACCACTTAAAGCCTTAGCAAGTCCTGAATAAGCAGCTAATTGAGCTTCAGCATTTTCTAAATTAACCGCTTTTTGTTCTTCCGTTAAGCTTATTGCATTTATTTTTTGTTCTGACCTAAAACCTTCTATTTGAGCTAGTATTGCCAACTCCTCTGCTTCTGCTTGTATAAAAGCTATTTTATCAGCGTCATTTCCTGTAAGCTCCTTTTGAACCCTAGCTGCTTCTTTAACTATACTCGCATTTTTTACCATTAACTTTTCTTGGTCATCTAAAATGTTATTCAACTCGTTATTAGCTGCTATTCTTTCTGCAAATGTATTGGTAACATCATCTCTGATTTGTCTTTGTACTTCTGCTTCTCTGTCTTTTTGTTCTAATATTTTTTGATTAGTTGCTATTGCTAATGCTGCTGCTTTATCAAGCTTTACCATTGCTGTTGCACTACTTATTATTCCACTTGTATATTCTGTTATAGAGGAGGTTAATTCATCAAATTCAGTTTTTATATCCTTAGAAGCTTTTTGAGCCGCAATAGATACTGCTGCCATATTTGCTATTAATTTCTTAGGACTTGTTATTTCTGCTAATAATTTTCCAACTGATGAAATTAAATCTACTACACCACCTAAATTATCAACAAAATAAGTTTGTATCGCTTGTCCTAACTTATAAAGTTGTCCTATAGGGTCTGTAAAAAGACCTTTTAAATAACCTTGTATAACCTTAAAGTTATTGTCTAAATATGTAAATAAATCATTAAAAGCAATTGATGTTGACTTTAAGGCTATATTGAATTTATCTATTACATTTTGATTTTGTCTAAAAGCGTCTGCAAATGCAGCTAATGTAGAAGCTAATAACCCAATTCCTGCTGCTTTTAACGTAGTCCCTATACCTTTAATAGCTTTGTTCATTCCACCAAAACCTTCTTTAGAAGCTTTATTAGTAGCTTTATTTAGTTTATTAACATCTTCTGTTACTTCCCCAACATTAGATTTAATTTCTGCTTCTATAATTGTTTTATTTCCTTCTGCCATTTTTTTATATTTTTAATTCGTAAAGATTAAGAGTACAACTCCAACTTATATTCATATTAGCTGCTCCTGTTACTGCAAATAACATATCGTTAGTTCCACTAAATGCCATCTCAGCAGCCCATCCTCCTGTCGTTCCTGACTTACCTAAATCTGTACTTGATTGGTCTACTGCTTTTAAAAAGACTAAACCTGTTACTCTTAAACATATTCTATCATTAACTGCTCCACTTGCTGCACTACCTCCTGTTCTAACGCCTATTACAGTTGCTTCAAAGCCCTGAAAAGAACTAGTAGAACTTCTAGCTATAATTGTAGTAGAACTATCACCATTAACAAAAAGATTTGTGGCTGAAGCATTAGTAGTTGTTCCTGTTAAAGTGATTATAGAACTTTGAGCATATCCTTTACCTGCACCACTAAAACCCCCACCTCCAATAACTAATTCTCCATCTCTTTCTGCTAATCCATAGTTTCCAAATACTGAAGCATTGTTTACTCCGTTTGCTATTTCATTTTGGTTTCCTACTACTATGTTATTCCTAGATAAACCTTTTACTATATTATTTTCACCTATTATATAAGTGTTATTTGTTCCTGTTTCTGTTGTGTTCCCTGCTCCCTGAAGTTTATTAGTTGCATTACTAAAACTTCTGTTAAGGCTTGTGTTGTAGCTAAATACAGAGCAAGTTCCTGAAGCCTTATCGTAAGTATATCCGTAAGCTTCGCATTGTAATTGATTAGGTATTATTTCATTTCTTCCGTCAGTAAAGGTTACAACTCCTAATTCTGAAGTAAAACTAGGCTTTACATCAAACCCTTTTAAATATGGTATTGTTGTTGCCATTATGGTATAAGTATAAATTCAACTGTTGCTAAGTCGTTTGGTTTGTAGTCAATTTTGTTCACTCTGAATGTTCTGTTTTTGATAAATACTGTATCGTTAAACTTGAATGTATTAATATCTGAAGGGCTTAGATTTACTTTAATAGTCATTATCCTAGTATCAGGATTGTAAAGCTCTGAGTAATAAGGTATCCAATACAAGTTAAATAAATTATTGTTTACAGGTGAGCCTACAGGCTGTATTAATTGACATTCTCCAAAATGAAAATCTCTTGCAGTTGTAACTGTTGGTACACTAGTCAAATGACTAAATTGTAAATAAGTATCTAGGTTTGCTGAAGCTAAACCATTTTGTTCAGGGATATAATAATCATATACTGTTGATTTTATTCCATTGTTATACATTATTCTAGGACTATTGTCAAAACCTTCTGAAGTATCATCATCAGAATTGTAAGAATAAATTGCAGGTGTTATTAAATCAGCCCAAATCTCTGCTAAAGGTTTTACTACTGTAGCTGCAAAAGGTTCAGCAATTATTTCATCTTCTCCTGCTAAGATTGTAAACTCTGAAGCGTCATACTTTTTACTTCCGTATAAATGACCACCTACTGAAGTTTTATAGTTGTTAAAAGCATAATCGTCATCATCTTCTACAAACTTAAAAATTGTTTTTTTGTTTAAATCAGTTAAAGGAACAAGTTTCATTTCTGAAACATCTATTTTATCAGTCCAATCTAGTTCAGTAGAAGTATCATCAAAGAAGTTAGGATTTGCAGTATCACCACTAGAAATAAAAATATCTCCATAAGGTTCTATCCTAA